TATCTTTTTTAAAAGCATTGTTGTATGCGGTTGTTCCCTTTGTAAGACCAGCTTTTGATGCTGTTGCTGATCCCTCTATTTCTCCTTCCCCCACGACTTCCACGAGGGTGTTAAATTGCTTTGAAGAGAGCGTATCGGTGGGAAGTTCTGGGTTAGTAAAAACAGTCTGTTGACTAAATTCCTGTATGCCAGCCATTATGCGTCACCTCTTACCTGTACTGTATCAATACCATTAGAAACTGTACATGAGCCAACTATAGTTTCTCCATAAATTAAGTTAATTGGAACACCACTTTTACTAATATTAGTAATTCCACTAAACGAATAGTTTGACGCTAATGAAGCTGGATCTGTAGGATCCATTCCTGACTGGGTTGCAGTTGGTGGTTGTGGGGCAAGCATTGAGCTTACACCATCAATAATCAAAGAAGTACCAACAGCAGAAACTATAGTTCCAATAATTCCAGTTCCAACAATGCCACTTATAGCAGATGAAACCGCACCACCTAAAAGAGGGGCGACAAAAGGAGCAATAAAACCAGAACCTGTAGCTACAGGAATTATTCTTATATCCTTTTCACCAGACATAAATATTTTTTCTTCAGTTACTAATTTATCTCCTGTCCAGACCCTATAAGGTGTTGTTAATAAATAACCTTGTAACTCAGGAAAATTATTATGTAAAAAGCTAAAAGCTTGGCCTACATTATTTAAATCAGCTTCAAAAGTAGACTGACCTAAAATTTTTCTTAACTTTCCATAGACTTTAATTGTTCTCAACATGACGATATTTTTTATAGATAGATTTTTGCATTTGAGAATCCAATAAATCTTTTGAACTTAGTCTACCAATTTGGTGATGTAAAACCATCTGCTCTCCAACATAAACGCCAACATGACAACCTTTATATTTTCCCATACTCATTAATAGTACATCATTTTTTTGTATATCATCATCAATTTCAATAAGCCCTGTTTGCGGTAAAGCGTATTCAAACAGACCATTGGTAAACATTTCTCTTGGATCTTTTGGTCTAGGCCAATCTTTTACTTCTAAATTTATAGATTTAAAATAATCAACTACAAGACTCCAACAATCGGCAGCCCCCCATATCCATGTTTTACCTATTATTGATGATGGTTTATAGCCAGAAGGTTTAAAACTATACCAATCGTTTATCTCAGGGCTGTAGATGTACCATTTTAAACCTAAATATTCACAAGCGTTTTTATCAGCTTCAGAAGGAAATATAGAACCTTTAGGATGTGAATGTATTAATCCGACAAGTTCCCCACTATCTTCTGCTTTTGCCCAGTCATCAGGGTCAATAATAAAATAAGATATTTGATTATTTGCTAAATTTTTGCAAGGAAAATAAGTTTCTTTTCCTTTAACTATTGCCAAAAGGCCGCAGCTCTCTTTTGGTAAACACTCTTTTGCATGATTAGCCGCTTTTTCTTTCCAAGTCATGCGTCAATAAATGTTCCTACTCCATCAAAATCTTTTCTCGTAATTTGTCTTTTTGGCACTCTTACGTTTGCATGATCCATTTCTCCTCTGAGTTCATATTGAACTACCTCTCTATTTTCAATAACTTTTCTATCCAAAAAAAACACCTCATCTGGAAATTTGTTTGAGCTTGGAGTTCCAAAAGGATTTGTTCCTCCACTAAAGTTTGCAGCGTCAATATTATCAGCTGTTGTTCTTATTCTGGTTAATTTTGCTCCGTTAAGATCATTTGCAGGGGTGAAAGCATTTACAGTTGCTATTACTGCTGTAAGAGTTGATAACAAATTACTTACAGTAAGTGTAGGTCTTGGTATTTGTCCTTTGCCTGTAAATTCAAAGCCTTCAGCTTCTATAGGCATTCTTGCATATGAATTACTTTGCCAAACAATTTCTCCATTTGCATTTTGATTAGACCCACTATGCCACCGATACACTGTGCTGCTGCCATGAATAGAAGCTATAAGCTGTAATTCAAATAACTCAATAATTGCTGAAGGATTAATTTTTTGAAGTTCGGAGGTAGGTATTGCCATTAGGGTTCTGCAACCTCCTCAAATGTAAGATTCATATTTACTCTATTTAAATATGGAATAGACCTTGATCTACTTGTACATTTAAATTTTCTTGCTGAAGATTCTCCTGTCATTGTGTAATCAAAAGAAGCTTGATCGTCAAACCTACTATTTAAAAATGTGTCTATGGTATCCGCATCTGTTTCGGATATTGCAAAACTTAAATTTACAATGTGTAGTCTTTTATTTGCTGGTAAACCGAAAACAGTTCTAAACTCATATCCATCACCTAGCTTTGTTGTTATGTTTTTTTGTTCTACTGTTTGTGTAGTTCCGTAAGTAGGAGTAATAGAGGGAAAAGTTGCCATTATGTTAATAAACCTCCAGCACGTTTTTCTTTAATAAGTTGAGCTTGTACCGCTTGACCTATTACTTGACCAAGTTGTTGAGCATCAGTAGTAGATCCTTGAACAGCACTACCGCTTGCATCTACATTTACTGTCACCATATTAGTAATACTATCGCCACCACCGCCAAGCTGACTATTAGGAATTATATTGCCACCTTTAGAACCCATCTGCAATAACTCAGGGCCTCTTTCTCCTACAACATAAGCACCGCCAGCAGATACTGGGCCGCCTCTTTCCTTACCAAACAATCCAGAGAAAAAACCACCTCCAAAACCTTTACCACCACTTATGGCTTTTCCTATACCACTTATGGCTTTGTTTAAAGCAAGGTCTAAAAGTTTCTTTTTCAAATTTCCTAATACATTTCTCATGGCATCACCAAAGGATTTTGCCCCTGTAATAGCATCTGACAAATTAGAAACTAAATCATTTCTTACAGATTCACCTATACCTTTAAAAGTTTCCTTTAGCTTTTCAGCTTCTGTTTTTGCTTTTTTTTCTGCCTCTGTAAGTTCCTCTACTCCTGTTTTTATTTCTCCATTTGTTTTAACAATTTTATTTTTTGCATCTAATTGTTCTTTAACTGTATTTGTTACACCTTCTTCAACCTCTGAATATTCAATAACAGCATCTTTTATCTCTCCTACTTTTTCTTTTAGACCTTTAAATGGATTTTCAAACTTTGGAAATTGTATATCTAAATCTATCTGCGGTAATTCAATCCCACCAATCAAATCTCTTAATGGTTCTGGTATAAGAGCAACAACCTTTTCAAATGCTTTCTGATAAAACTTGACTATGTTTTGTGCAGTACCAGAAACTAACTTTCCAACACCTTGAAAGAATTTAACAACAGGTTCAGAAGCTTTTACAAACCCTTCTATTATTTTTTTTCTTAAAGTGATTATATTTCTGATAGTTACTCCAATAACTCCACCTATAACTTTCCCTATAAATTCTGCCTCACCTACTAACTCTGTAATTGCCTCTTTTATACCTATCCAGCTTTGTTCTAAATTAAATAAAACATTAGTTGCCTCTATACCCAAAGCCTCACCTATAACAGTTCCAATTTGTTTGACAGCACCTACAATTAAACGTATCGGTGCAAGAATAGTAATTTCAAAAGCACTTTTTAAAGCTTCAACAGTGACAGCAGTAATTTTTAGAACTTCTCGAATTGCAATACCAAACTCAGAGCCTTCTGTTGTCAAGTTTGTAAATGCAGCCCCAAGTCTTTGCAGTTGCCCTTGAATTGTATTTTGTGCTTCAAATGCAGCTTTGGCAGCTACTCCCTGTGCATTTGCTTGATTTGCTAAATTTTGATTGAAAGATACTAACTGATCATTTAACAAAGGTAATATTGCTGTTCTTGCTTCAACAGATCCAAAGAACTGTGCAAGAGTCTCTTCACTAGCTCCACCTTTTGCTACTAGCTCTTCTAAAACTCCTCCTAAACCTTTTGTTTTAAGTGCTGTAGCACTAAAGTCTATTCCAAGCTTTTCAGCCGCTTTTGATGCTTCACTGGTCGGCTTTTGTATTGCAGCAATAACTTGTCGTAGTCCAGCAAAGGTTGATTCAACAGGAACACCAGTTGCAGTG